TGGTCGACTGCGGTGCGGACAACTCCCCTGGCCAGTGGCGCAACCAGAGCGTGCTGCGCATCGTGCAGGCGCTCGCTCAGCCCTACGGCATCGCAGTGCGCAGCGAGCTGCAGGACAGCACGGCGCTGGCCGATCACACGATCCAGCCTGGCGAATCAGTGTTCCAGTCGATCGACCGGCTGCTGCGCCTGTCGCGGTTGCTGTCGACTGATGATGCGCAGGGGCGCCTGGTGATCTCCCGGCCGGGTAGCGCGGGACGGGCGGTCGACCGGCTGGAGCGTGGCGTCAACCTGCTCAGTGGGGACGTGCCGCTGGACTTCTCGAATGTGTTCTCCGAATACGTCAGCAAGGGGCAGCGGGCCGGGTCCGATGAGGTGTTCGGCCTGGCTGCCAGCGAGGTGGAGGCACGGACCACGGACACGCGGATCTCGCGCAAGCGCGTGATGGTGCTCCACGAGCGCGGGCAAATGACGCCGGAGCTGGCCCGCCAGCGCGTGGCGTGGGAGCGCGAGAACCGGATCAGCAAGGCGCTGCAGGCCACCTATGAGGTGCAGGGCTGGCGGCAGTCCAACGGCGCGCTGTGGCGGCACAACCAGATCGTGCGCGTCGTGGATCCGCTGGTCGGCTTCGACCGGGATCTGCTGATCACCGAGATCGAGTACAGCCTGAGCAATCAGGGTGGCACCAAGGCAAAGCTCACCGTGGCGCCGCCAGATGGCTTTGAGGCGGAGCCGCCGGATCCGGCCAAGCGCCGCAAACGCGACAAGACCGGCAAGGGCAAGGATGACTTCGAGTACTTGCTGCCGGCTGATTGGGAAAAACAGAAATGAGTCAGTTTGTGACAGGCATGCTCGCGCGCGGCGTGGTGGTGCTGGCCAACGCCAGCCGCAAGCTGCAGACGCTGCAGCTGCGCCTCACCGCACGCGAGGCCAAGGACAACGTCGAGCACTTCGAGCCGTATGGCTTCACCAGCTGCCCGGAGGACGGCGCCGAGGCGCTGGTGGCGTTCCTGGGCGGCGATCGCTCGCATGGCGTCGCCTTCATGGTGTCCGATCGCCGGGTGCGGCTGCAGGGTCTGCGGCCAGGCGAGGTCGCGATTTTCACCGGTGAGGGGCAGGCCTTGGTGCTCAAGAACGGGAAGATTGCCGAGCTGACCACGGGCACCTTTCGCGTCAATGCCGAAACGGCCATCGAGCTAAACGCACCCAAGGTGACGGCGCAGGCTGACATCGAGGCAGGAGGGAAGCTCAAGGCAGCGACGGACGTGGAGATTGCGGGCAAGCCGGTGTTGCACCACAGGCATCCGGAGACCGGCGCAATCACCGGGGAGATGCAGCTATGACGGAAACCGCGCAGCAGGCGCTGCTCTACCGGGCCGTCGAGATCAGCCTTTTCACCTGGCGGCGCGCGGAGCCCGACGACAAACTCGACGACGATCAGCGCATGGGCTGGTGGGGCGATAGCTTCCCGGCGGTGGCCAGTGACAAGATCGGCTCCCGCCTCTGGTTGCTGCGCCGCAAGACCATTGTTCCGGAAACGTTGCGGCAGGCCGAGGCCTACGCACGCGAAGCCCTGCAATGGATGCTTGACGATGCCCTGGTGACGGGTGTCGACGTGCAGGTGTCATCCCCGGATCGCACGCGCGTCGATGTGGTGGTGCAGCTGTCCGATGAGGGTGGGCCGCTGCCGCTCTTCAACTTCAACGACATTTGGCAGGTACAGCATGGCGTTTAGTACTCCTACCCTTCCGCAACTCGTGCAGCGGGCCGATGCGGACCTGACCGCAAAGGCCGTCGACGCACTGCGCAGATCCGACCAGGTGGTGCTGGCACGTGTCCATGCCGGCGCGACATCCGGGCTGCATGGGCACATCAAATGGGCGGCCGATCAGATCCTCCCGGATACCTGCGACGAGGACATGCTGCTGCGCATCGCCAAGCTGCGACTCAAGACGCCACGCGGCGAGGCCATTGCCTCGACCGGGCCGGTCGTCCTGGGTGGCCAGGCCACGGCGGTGATTGATGCTGGCGAGATTCTGCAAACGAAAGACGGTCGCCGCTACGCCGTGGTGGCCACTGTCGAGTTCGTTGGGGTGCAGGCGACAGTCACGGTGACGGCCGTGGATCCCGGAAAGCTCGGCGATGTGGCGGTCGGGGAGTCGATCGAGCTGGTGTCGCCAGTGCTCGGCGTGAGTTCGTCGGGGGTGGTGGGTGCCGGCGGCATTGTGGGCGGCACCGATCAGGAGACGATCGAATCCTTGCGTGCCCGCGTGATTCGTTCCTACCAGATCGTGCCGCAAGGCGGTTCTGCCGACGACTATGAGACGTGGGCGCTGGAAGTGACCGGCATCACGCGCGCCTGGTGCGTGCGCAACTACATGGGGCCTGGCACGGTAGGCCTGTTTGTCGTGCGCGACGGCGACGCGAACCCGATCCCGCCGCAGGCCGTGCTGGATCTCGTGAAGGATCACATCGAGTCCACTAGGCCGGTCACGGCTGAGCTGTACGTGCTGGCGCCTGTGGCGCATCCCATCGCGTTCCGCATCAAGGCGATGCCCGATTCGACGCAGACGCGCGCCGCGATCGAGGCAGCGTTGCGGGATCTCCTCAAGCGAGAGGGAGATCTGGCGGTAACTGTGCTGCACACCCATCTGGCCGAGGCTATCAGTCAGTCGCCGGGTGAGAACGATCACGAGCTGCAGCTGCCCGCCGCAAACGTGGTGCTGGCCGCCAATGAGATCCCGACCTTTGGGGGTATCGAATGGGTGTGAGGACTGAGGTTGACTATGGCCGGATGCTGGTCGCGCTGCTGCCGCCGGGTCCGGCTTGGGATCCCGAGCTGGCGCCAGCGATTCACCGGGTGCTGGCGGGGCTTGCGCCGGAGTTCGCCCGTGTCGATGACCGCGCTGCCGACATGATGAACGAGGCGGACCCGGCAACGGTGCGCGAGCTGGTGCCGGACTGGGAGCGCGTCATGGGGTTGCCGGATCCCTGCATGGGGGCGACGCCAGCGTTTGAGGACCGTCGCAAGGCGGTGCGCGAGCGGCACGTCGCCATCGGTGGTCAAAGCATTCCGTACTTTCTATCTATGGTCTTGGCTCAGGGCTATCCGAACGTCTCTATTACGGAGCATCGCGCGCCGCGCTTTGGGAGGTCTCGATTTGGGCGGGCTCGCTTCGGGTCATGGAAACAGCAGTTTTTCTGGACCGTCAACCTGGGGCGGCGCGTGGAAGGTGGTAGGCGTTGGGGCACCACGCAATGGGGTGAGCGGTTCGGCATGAATCAAAACGAGGGCATCGAGTGTCTAGTGAAGCGCTACGCGCCGGCCCACACGGTGGTCCTGTTTAACTACGAGGAGTGAAATGGATTATCCAAAAACTGTACCTGGCGTCGGCTTGGTGGGTGGCAAGTTTGTTGATGAGGATGCGGTCGCGGGCACCGTCGGTTCGCTGATTCCGAGCGAATGGGGAAATTCGGTCACAGACGAGATCCTGGCGCTTCAGGCGCTCGCGGGACTTGTGGCTGACGAGGCCGACAAAGCTCAAATGTCCAAGGCGATCAATATTCTGCTGGGCCGCCGTCTGTCTCAGGTGTCGTCTGGCCTGAAGGGTTCGAACAACGCCGCTTCGCCAACGACTAAGTTCGACTTTTCCGCTGACCTTCTCACGCTGCGAAACCCGACAAGCGGAAATGTCTCAGTGTGGTCCGCGGTGGCAGCAATTACCGTGGATACTGCTGTGGCGGGTCCGGCGTTGAATGGCCGTGATCGTGCGACGGCCTTTCCGGCCTCGTCGTGGCTACACCTCTATGCCGTCGGTGACGAAACGGCGATCAAGGGTGGCGTCTTCAGTCTTTCTGCGCCATCGGCTGGGCCGACCCTGCCTGCCGGTTGTACTGAGTGGAAGTATGTGGGGCCGATCTACTTCAATGCGAGTTCGCAGTTGATGCGGATTCAGGTCCGTGGGGATGAATTCTCCTACGTCTCGCCACCGAACATCCTGTCAACGGCGGCGGGGCCAACGTCGCAAGCCTCGATCTCGATGGCTGCTGCCGTGCCACCCAACGCCAAGCATGCACGCTTGATGATCAACAACGGGGTGGGCACGAACAGCACGTCTGTGGCGGTTGGGACCGACTTCTATCTCGGCGCCGAAAGTGGCCTTGCAATCTCGAAGGTACACATGACGGCAGTCACGGCCGGCGTGGTGTTCTGGAATGGAATGGAGCGACAGGTTCCGAATGTGAACCAGAATCTGTACTACTGGTTTGGTAGCGAGATCAATGCCGGGAATATCAGTGCGCGCTGGGCCGACATTGATGTCACCGGCTACACCGTTTCGAATGGAGGTTGATATGGCGCAACGGAAATCTTTTCGTGACCCGGTAACTGGTGTGCTCAAGGCCCATGGCTTCATCGAGGAAGCTGCGCCTGGCGACGTTGCACGGGACGAGGCAGAGGAATTCGATCTGATGCCTGGGCTCTGGCGGTGGGATGATGAGGCGTGGGTGCGGTTAGAGGAGTAGGGGGTGCGGCCTGTCCGAGTTAGGTCGCGCCTCATTTCGCGTCAGTTGGATCTTCGTGCTGGCTGACGCTCGATTTTTTGGCGCACTCGCTTGAGTGGTCCATCGATCGGCATGATGAATCCGTGCCAAATGCTGCGCACGCTGTCGCAGTCTTCAAGCCCAGTGGCAGGCCATTCGCCCTGTTTGGGGTGGCAGTATGTGCCGAACACGATGTCCCAGAGCGGGAAGAATGCGGCGAAATTCTTGTCATAGTGTTCGCGATGCATGCTGTGGTGAATGCGGTGGACCTGCGGGCCAGCAATTACGCGCGTCAGTGGTCCTAGGGGGATTCTTGCGTTGGTGTGGATAAAGAACCCCCAATAAGCGATGAATGGCGCGAGGATTGCGCCCGCGCCACCATTCACCTTGATCAAGATTCCCATCGGAATCCACATCGTGAATATGCGAATCAGTTCCTCTAGCCAGTGATGACGGAAGTTGGTTGCAGCGCACAGGGATCGCTCCGAGTGATGAAGCTTGTGTTGTGCCCACAGCGCTGGAAAGGTGTGCTGCAGGCGGTGAGTCCAATAATAGAAAAAGTCGAGAACGAGGATGGGGGCGAACGGAAAGACAAGATTCCTCAGTGCCCATCCTGTTGGGCCGGTGCCAGCGTATTGGTCAAGATTCAGGTCAATTAGGGGGTGGCCAGCCAAGCGAAAAAGGGGCTCCGCAACATAGTGCATTGGAAGAAGGATCAGGAAGGGTGTGATGACTACCTGGATCACTGAGAACGCCACCGACATGGCCTTATCAGTCCATGGCTGTCCTCGCTCGGCGGGATAGATCAACTCAATCACCGTGAAGATGGCCACTCCTGTGAAGTAGTACTTCAACGTAGGCCATGCGCTGTAAAGCGTCTGGAGCAAGTCTTGCAAGTCGGTTCTCCCTGTCATTTCCGTGGGGAGTATAGAGCAGTCCAAGAATGGGGTCGCCGCTGGGCGGCCATTCCTTTTGTGCCCGCAGCGTGCGGGCTTTTTTTTGTCCGGGGAAATCATGTCTGAAGCAATCAGTGGGGGTGTCGCCGTGGGGGTAGCGGGGGCGGCCGCGTTCAAGGCGGCGGGGGGGTCGGCAGCAGTCGCGGCCGGGGGGAGTGGGCTGGCCGCTGTCGTGGTCATGCTCCTGATGCGTCCGCGCACGCGCGGCGAGTGGGCGGTGGCGCTGATCAGCACGGTGGTGTCGAGCGTGGCCGGCGGGGCGGCGGTGGTGCAGCACTTCGGGCTGCAGTCGTGGACTCACGATTACATCGGACTGGTGGCGCTGTTCGGTCTGGTGTTTGCCTGTGGTCTGCCAGGGTGGGCGCTGGTCCGCTGGCTGTTCAACTTTATCGAGCGTCGCCGTGACAAGGACATCGCGGACATCGTGCGCGAGGTCAGGCAGGAGGTGACACCATGACGCTATCCGAAATCATTCGTCTGGCGATCGTCCCGGCGCTGCAGCTGCTGCCCGCAATGATGGATACGGCGCAGGCACGCGTCATGCTGCTGGCGATCGGCTTGCAGGAGTCCGCATTCTCGGCGCGCCGCCAGGCTGGCAATGGACCGGCGCGCGGCTTCTGGCAGTTCGAGCTGGGCACCGAGGTTTCGCGGGGCGGTGTGTGGGGGGTGTATCTGCACCCCGCCAGTCGCCTGTTGCTGGAGCGGCTCTGCCAGGCGCGTGGCGTCGTCTTCCGGCCCGAGGCAATCTATCGCACGGTCGAGACGGACGATGTCCTCGCAGCCGGCGTGGCTCGGCTGCTTCTATTCACGGATCCGCGCGCGCTGCCTCCCGTTGCGGACCATGAGGCCGCTTGGGATCTCTACAAACGCACGTGGCGGCCAGGCAAGCCACATCCCACTAAATGGCCGGCGAACCATGCCAAGGCGCTCGCCGAGGTGCGGTCATGATCGCGCTGCCGTCAATGGCGTGGCGCTCGGTCGCCATCGGTGCGGCGGCGGCCGGGCTGGTCGCCGCCGGCTGGTTTGCGAACGGC